GGAAAGAGAGTGTTGACCAAGGGTGACTCCCCTAGGTCACCCTTGATTGGTGCCTACCACATAGGCCACTTCCAAAACCAATATTCAACACTGCTAACTGATTTTGACCAAGCTTTCAGATAATTGCAACCAGAGTACTACAAACAACTAACATCAAACGTTCAAATGGATTTCTCAAAGGAAAATACACAGATCAGATACCTTAACTCCCTTCTCGTTCCAGAGACCGGGTCCACATCCATTCCAGATGACACTCTTGACAGACATTGTCTGAAAACAGAGACCACAACAGAAAATCTAGTGGCAGCTCTGGGAGGGAGCGGACTAATCGTTCTCTTTCCAAACTCACCATCAGGCCTACTGGGGGCACATTACACCAAAACCCCCCAAGGGTCTCTAATTTTTGACAAGGCCATCACAACATCCCAAGACCTCAAGAAAGCGTACAACTATGCCAGACTTGTCAGCCGCATTGTGCAGGTGCGGAGCTCAACGCTCCCCGCGGGTGTCTACGCACTCAACGGGACCTTCAATGGGGTTACCTACATTGGAAGTCTCAGCGAGATCAAGGACCTGGACTACAATTCACTTCTCTCTGCAACGGCCAACATCAATGACAAGGTCGGCAATGTACTTGTTGGAGACGGTGTCGCAGTGCTCTCACTTCCTGCTGGAAGCGACCTGCCTTATGTTAGACTTGGCGATGAAGTTCCAAGCTCTGCTGGAGTCGCGAGATGCTCTCCCTCCGACAGACCTAGGCACTACAATGCCAACAACAAACAGGTCCAGGTCGGCACGACCGACACCAAGACCAATGGGTTCAACATCGACGCAACAACACCCACAGAGGTCACGGTCGACATGCAGATAGCTCAGATAGCCGCAGGGAAGACCCTCACGGTAACTGTCAAACTAATGGGTCTGACTGGAGCCAAGGTGGCATCCAGATCAGAGACAGTCTCCGGGAATGGCGGGACGTTCCACTTCAGCACGACAGCTGTGTTTGGAGAGACGGAGATCACACAACCAGTCGTTGGAGTACAGGTTCTCGCCAAGACGAACGGAGACCCCATTGTGGTTGACAGCTACGTGGGGGTCACAGTACATGGAGGGAACATGCCCGGAACACTGAGACCCGTGACAATAATTGCCTACGAGTCAGTGGCAACAGGCAGCGTTCTCACACTCAGCGGCATTTCCAACTACGAGCTAATACCAAACCCAGAACTGGCAAAGAACATCCAAACCAGCTACGGCAAACTCAATCCTGCAGAGATGACCTACACGAAAGTGGTACTCTCACACAGGGATGAACTAGGGCTGAGGTCGATCTGGTCAATCCCCCAGTACAGGGACATGATGTCCTACTTCAGGGAAGTTTCAGACCGATCATCACCCCTCAAGATAGCAGGGGCCTTCGGTTGGGGCGACCTCCTTTCTGGAATCAGGAAGTGGGTCTTTCCAGTCGTGGACACCCTGCTACCCGCAGCGAGACCATTGACAGATTTGGCCAGCGGGTGGATAAAGAACAAGTATCCGGAGGCTGCGTCCGGGAGACCGCTAGCCGCGTCTGGCAGGCCCATGGCGGCGTCAGGGACCTTCTCCAAGAGAATACCCCTGGCCAGCTCAGACGAAATTGACTACCAATCGGTTTTAGCATTGACAATCCCCGGGACGCACCCGAAACTAGTTCCACCAACTGAAAGAGAACCAAACAGCACTCCTGACGGACACAAGATAACCGGGGCCAAGACCAAGGACAACACGGGAGGCGACGTCACCGTTGTCAAGCCTCTGGACTGGCTGTTCAAACTGCCATGCCTGAGGCCACAAGCGGCGGACCTGCCCATCAGCCTCCTGCAGACCCTGGCCTACAAACAGCCACTTGGCAGGAACTCGAGGATTGTCCATTTCACCGACGGGGCCTTGTTCCCCGTCGTTGCATTCGGTGACAATCACTCAACAAGTGAGCTCTACATCGCAGTAAGGGGCGACCACAGAGACCTAATGTCGCCCGACGTGCGAGACTCATATGCCCTAACAGGAGACGACCACAAGGTTTGGGGAGCAACACACCATACATACTACGTTGAGGGAGCGCCCAAGAAGCCCCTGAAGTTCAACGTCAAAACCCGAACTGATCTGACCATCCTTCCAGTAGCAGATGTCTTCTGGCGGGCCGATGGAAGCGCTGATGTCGATGTCGTCTGGAACGACATGCCAGCAGTGGCTGGCCAAAGCAGCTCCATCGCCCTCGCCCTAGCCTCATCCCTCCCGTTCGTTCCAAAGGCAGCATACACCGGCTGCCTATCGGGGACAAACGTTCAACCTGTGCAATTTGGGAACCTAAAAGCCAGGGCAGCACACAAAATTGGGCTGCCACTGGTTGGCATGACCCAGGACGGGGGAGAGGACACACGGATCTGCACGCTAGACGACGCAGCAGACCACGCCTTCGACAGCATGGAGTCAACAGTCACCCGCCCAGAGAGCGTCGGACACCAGGCTGCATTTCAGGGCTGGTTCTACTGCGGAGCAGCTGACGAGGAAACCATTGAAGAGCTTGAGGACTTTCTCGACAGCATAGAACTACATTCAAAGCCCACCGTCGAACAACCGCAAACAGAAGAGGCAATGGAGCTCCTAATGGAGCTGGCCAGGAAGGACCCACAAATGAGCAAGATACTAGTCATACTTGGGTGGGTGGAAGGGGCAGGCCTCATCGATGCCCTATACAACTGGGCCCAGCTTGACGACGGCGGAGTGCGAATGAGAAACATGCTGAGGAACCTGCCACATGAGGGCTCCAAGTCCCAACGAAGGAAACACGGCCCCGCACCAGAGAGCAGAGAATCAACCAGAATGGAGGTGCTGAGACGGGAGGCGGCCGCAAAAAGAAAGAAGGCCCAACGGATCAGCGAAGACGCCATGGACAACGGATTTGAGTTCGCAACTATTGACTGGGTTCTGGAGAACGGCTCAAGGGGCCCAAACCCCGCACAAGCCAAGTACTACAAAGCAACAGGCCTTGACCCAGAACCCGGACTGACCGAATTCCTACCGGAACCGACCCATGCACCTGAAAACAAGGCGGCAAAACTAGCAGCCACCATCTACGGGTCACCCAACCAGGCCCCAGCACCACCAGAGTTTGTAGAAGAAGTTGCAGCAGTTCTAATGGAAAACAACGGAAGAGGCCCCAACCAAGCCCAAATGAGAGAGCTAAGACTGAAAGCATTGACCATGAAATCAGGTAGCGGAGCCGCTGCCACGTTCAAGCCCAGAAACAGACGACCAGCACAGGAATACCAACCACGCCCCCCGATAACATCAAGGGCAGGGAGGTTCCTCAACATCAGTACGACTCTGAGCTAGAACTGCGGATGGGGTGCCCCAACACCCCAACCAGCAGCGGCGTCTTTCGCCCAA